CGCAATACCACTATTTGAATGAACAGTTGCAGTTGTAGGTAACACTTCAGTCATAACTACCGGCGTACCCCAAGGAGTAGATGGAGCGTTAGGATTTGGCTGAAATAGATATCTTGATTCGCTGTCTTTTTTCTGCGCAAGATAGTTCCATATAGTCCTATGCATAAACCATCGGCCGTTCTTTTGAGAAGGTGATGGTACTCTAACCTCAGCGTTCATTAGATCATCCCAATCTATATCAGTGTAAGCGGATCCAATAGTTTGAGCTTTAGTTGAAGCAATTTCTAAAATACCAGATGTGCTATCCGTAAAGGTTAACTCATCAGCTTTTTTAGCTCTCTTTAAAGCAAACTCATTGGTAACTTCTTGCCAGTAATCAACAGCTGAATCCTCGTCCAATTCTTCAGTTGCCGGTGCAATCCTTGCGAATTTTCTAAGATCAGCAGTAACCTGACCAATTGTTAGCTTACCACCTGTTATAGCGGTATGCTCTGTGGTTTCAACAAAATCAAAACCGCTTGATTTCTTGTTAAGTTTTATAGAATTACCATTGATACGTCTAACATCGGCATACTGAAATGCAACGCCGTATTCTTCTTCCAATCTTTCAATCTCTGCATCGAAATCAGGATCAGGAACTAAATAACCACCATCAGCATCTGTACCTTCGTTGCCATATCCGGCTTTCCTACGAAGTTCCATAGACTTACGATTATATTCAGTTATACCCTTTACGCTTCCGTTTACTAATGCAACAGCACCCTTCATAAACCTTAACTCTTTAGATTCCTCATCGCCGTCTTGGTCAACATCGCCGTCGTCTCCGTCAGATATGTTTTTCTTGATAGTTTTTTCGGTAGCTGATTTCATAGTTTCCTTGATAGAATCACCAACAACTCCCTTTAATGATTCAGTAACCATCGGCGCAACCTTTGCAGATATTGCGTCGATCACTTCATCACCAATCTCAACCTCGTCTTTTGCTTCGCGAAGAGATTTTAATTCAGTTTGCTCATCGGCAGTTATAGATCCATCTTTCTCTTTTTTCTCTAACTCTTTTAATCTATCCATAATTTAATTTTCCTTTTTCGCTTTTAGCGACACTTTAATTATCTTGATCATTTGCTCGGAACTTTTATCAAGTTCTTTCGCGTGGTTTTTTAAGGTAATAAATTTTACCCGGTTGACCGGACCGTCTGCGTTCTCTTCGGAGATGCCATCGACCTCGCCCTCGAGAGCCGCAAGTACAACTTTCATTGATTTAATAACTTCTTTAATCTGTCCCTTTGGTACTGACTTAACTTTTTCCGCAAAATGTTTAATCATTGCATCTTCATATTCCCCTTTAACCTCATTCATTGATTTGCCAATGCTCATTGCAACAACTTGAGCATCCGCATTGGCTCCAATAGGCACAATGCTAAATTCTTTCATTATCATCTCTTCAATCGTTAACCAATCATCGCTCCACTTTGTAACCAATCCACCAATCGATACATCTGTTAAATATCCGCCCTTGATAAGATCATAAACAGTTTTAGCAAATGGCAATTCCTCAACCGCAAACTGCAATCTTGCTTTTAACCCTTTGATTGCTTTGTCTTTCCATAACTTTATCGTTTTAGCAATTGGCAACCCTTCGTAATCGTGACCATACAAAACAGTACCGTGATATTCTTTAATATTTATGCCATCGGGATTAATCTTTTCTCCGTGATAGTCCTCTCTATCGGTTGAAACTATAACCTCAATAACACCGTGACCAAGATCCTTTGTCATCCCCGGCGCAAATGATAAACCGATTTTTTGCATTCCGTATTTTTTCTTTGCTTCTTTTGTTTCCATATAATTCCTTTGTTAATTTATAATAACCCGCCATCCTCCCGTCCGTTTTATTTAAGATTACAGACTCAACCTTTATACAAAAAAACCCACAACAACAGCCAATAATAAAACTGACTATTGCTCCGGGCTTTAAAAAATATCCCTTTGTGAGCTTTGATTAAATTATAGGTTAACTATTCTTAATTTGTCAATCCTTAATTCTTATTTTATCTAAACCTGAAACTGGCGGCGTATAAAAAGATGAAGCAGTACAATAGTTTATTTCAACCATTTCTTTGCATTCCGAACATTTCAACTCTGTTTTTAAAACCGCTCCTCCATCATATATCTTGCCTAAAAAGCGTCTACAATTTGGGCAGTATATACTTTTAATCATTCCTTTGACTCCATTGGCAATAACTGACATTTACAATTTGGATGCAAGTGTGCATTCTCTACAGTTTCATAATCAGGGTTGAATGTTCCTCCCTCTGTCCCTTCAACTTCTTTCCCCTGTGGCCAGAATGAATGACCAATTGGTTCTGTCTTACCATCAAACGATAAACAGAACTCACACGCCCCGGGATTTGCATACCATTTTTTATAGTGTACCCATTCTGACTGCTTGTAAGCCTCCTCTGTGGCATTTACAGCGGTCCAATGAGTCTCTGACCGCGAAACTCTTTTATTGCGCCATTTCTTTGCATCATCATAAACACCGTTGACTCTCTTGGCCAATTTATCATTTGACTCCCCTGCTTTTAATCCCTCTGCCAATGTTTTAGATAATTGATCAATCGTCTCATCGTTGAATTTATATGACATTTTATACAAGTGGTCTTTCAACAACTTATCAAATGCTGGCGACATTATAAATTCCCCATCTGCTCCAACAAAAATCATTCCCTGCTCTCCAATGTCTTGTGCCAATGTAATTATAATCGGGGTTAATGCCAACATTAATTTTGCTGTCTCTTCTGCTTTATCAAATAGAGGGTCCTGATAATCCTTTGCTGTTAATTTCTTTTTAGGATCAACAATACTTAAAACCTTATCCTCTTGCTCTGACAAATATTTAACAAATGCTTTCTTTAACTTTTTTTCATAACCAAGAGCGGTAACCTCTACTGTATTTTTTCTAAAAACTTCCTGTGGAGCATCATCTGACTTATCTGTTACGTCCCAGTCAATCCCCCCCTTTTTTTTTTGAGTTTTCGGAACTCTAATAATTAAACGAGCTTTTTTCTCAACACCTTTTGATGCTGTACTATCCAAATCAACAGGTACCTGATTCAAACCAATGAACAATTGATTAGCTCCAACCGGCTTAAGCCCATCGGCGACTCTTGCCTCATCTCTTTGTATCCACTTGTCTGTGCCTTTTTCAAGTCTTGTTAATTCATAGTCCTTATCCTCCGGCACTATATTCTCGTGTCCAATCATTGTGCCATTTTCTTTATAAAATCTCTCATTCAATTTTTCCAAACCATCATCAATACGTTTCATCTGCGGATTGATTGTTCTCTTCATATAAATATATTCTAATGTCTCAACGTTACTACGCCCTAAACCTTGAGCATCAGCCAACCCAACTAACGGCTTTGGAACTTTAAACATCTTGAACACATCATCAGCTGTAACATCTTTTAATGCCTTAAGGTCAATGTCTTGAAGCGATAAACCAATCTTCTCAAACTTTGCTGTGGCTCCCCTTACTATTGCAATTTTCCCCGCATTCTCGGCCCCTGACAATCTCTCACGCCATTGTCTCTTGAACTTTTGGAATGCCTCTTTTTTCATTGATCCGTCAAGAGTTAAAATACCTGCCGGCGTTGCGTTGTTTCTCAAAAAGTTTAATGAAAACCTTGATGCAAATCTTTCTGTGCCAACATAATCCAATGCTCTTTGTAAAATACCAATACCTCTATATGCATTATTCGGATTAAATGTTTTCCAATGATAAACTTCTTCGGGCATTAAAAACTGACCATCTGCTCCGTTCTTCATTAACTTGTAACCAACAATATATCCCTTATCAACAACAACTTTCATTCTGTCCGGCCTGATTGTATAAATACCCTTTGGCTTTCCTGTTTGTTCTCCCAATGAAAAATACCAAAATACCTCACCAACCATATCTATAAAAGACTGTGTTGCTTCAAATAACTCAAACTTTGTCATTTCAGGATTCGGTTTTTCTAATAGCTTTAAAAACTCGTTCTTTGGCAGACGTTTTGTAGATCCATCTTGCAACTCCTGATATGCATAATTCTCAATTGATGCAACTTCCTCTGCCCTTGATGAAACACACAAAGAGGCAAGTCCAATATATTCTTGTAAAACTTGCCTCTGATTTTGTGCTGGCTGTACCCCAAGATTATCAACAAAACCTTCCCCAGATTCACCGGGAATACCAAACCATCTTTTGCCAAAATAATTTCTTATAAAACTTGGTACTATTTTCATATAAAAATTTCCTTATTCTTTCTTTTATTATATCACGTTACAAAATATCAACATCATCTTCGTCAATTATATTCTCTTCCCTATCTTTTAACCAGTGCGCGCCTGCCAATGCATCCGAGTAATCCGGTGACCTTCCCAATCTTTTTTTCATTATTTTTTTTGATTCAACAGTTGTTATTTTATCTTCATAAAAAACCTTATGAGCCAACAAATCTTGTTTTAGATTTTCAATAAATGGTATCCCCTCATATATTTTAAACTTACCATCGTCCATCTCTTGTACCATTTCCGAATATGCCTGACTCCTTAAATCTTTATAATCAGCAACACGCTGTTCTTCAAAAATACCAATTTCTTTATCAGCCGCATATCCTGCCTTGAATGTTTGAACAAAAAACTTCTTCTCTCTGCATTTATCAATTACACCCGCTCCTAACCCAACGCCATCAACCCCTGCATTTTCATAACCAACTTGATTTTTATCACAATAATCAATAAATGCTTGCGCAACTTTCATTAAAATTGGCTCTTCCTCTGAAATCTCAATTTCGGGAATAAAAATATCTGTGGCCATATCTCCCTCAACTAAACAAAATACCGTCTCATCTCTCCCCTCTCTTGCTATATCGGCAAAAGCAAATCTATCTGTTCCCTTTTTCTCTGCAATAGGTCTAATGGACTTGTCCAATACTCTCAATGACACTAACGAATTTTTATCATCAATATATTCCCAAGATCCTTCCAAATATCTTTTACGATACTGCAACGGCATCTGTTTTAATCTTGCAATGTACTCATCGGGATTGTACGGATTATCCTCCGGCAATGATTGTATAAACAAGTAAGGCGCTTCCAACTTTCCTTTTAACCAAATATCATAAAACCTTGCCTTAATCCAATTGTTTGCAGGGTTGCACGTCATAAATATAAATGCTGGGATATTGTACTCTGGCGGGTTTTCCCTTCCAACTCTTGTTGTCAACGTATCAAAAAAATCCTCAATAAACTCATTAACTTCATCTGCCATCGCGGCCGTTAATTCCATACCTTTTATTTTGTCAAAGTCCGGGTCTCTTGTGTGATCACCCTCCATAAACCATATCTGGCTTTTTGTCTCAATGAACTCCCAAACCATATCCTGTTTGTTAATATGAAAATCACGCCCCTCAATAATATTATTCTGCCTACAATATTTTAAAAACGTCTGATACGTTGTCCTTTTCAAAACCGTCATATTCCTTCTAAAAACAGCAAACCTTAAACCATTATATTTCATTGCAAGGTTTATAAAAATAGAAGCGCCAAGATAAGACTTGCCACCACCTACTCCACCACCAAACAACAGATAAGAATAAATCCTTGTTCTAAGATACTTGAGGAGTTCCAGTTGCTTCGGGTTGAATATCCTCGTCCTTTTTATCTGACTCTTTGTCATCTCCGTTATTTTCTTCTTCCTCTTTTATGTCTAATGCATTACCAAAAATATCAACAGTGTTAGCAATAGATCCCCCGTCTTTTCCTGTCTGCTCAATCCTTAATGAAAACTCTGACTTTGCTTTTCTCTCCAACCACCACTTTGCTGTTGCAACGTCCCCCTCATTGATGTTTGTAATAACAAGTTCTTTTGCTTTCATATTCGGATGACCTTTTGCATAAGTGATTTTGTCACTAAATGCTTTATTTCTTTTTAGCTCTTCATAAAATGCATTCCTTGAAATTTGAGCATACAAACAAGCTTCTGTATCATTAAATCCATTGTGAAATCCCGCAATTATTTTAGTTACAACCTCTGATGTAAATACAGTAGGTCTGCCTTTCTTAATTTTCTTTTTTTGTATAGTCTTCCCAGTCATCTCTATGCTCCTTTAAAATTGCGTACCTTTTTCTTATTACATCACAATACGCAGGGTCCAATTCCATTGTGTAACATACCCTGTTGTTTTGCTCGCAAGCTACCAGTGTTGATCCACTGCCTCCAAATAAATCTAAAACTAAATCTCCAATTTGAGACGAACGCTTTAATCCTCTGACTGCCAAACCTGTAGGCCTTTGTGTTGGATGTTCGTAGTCGGCCATATTGTCCCTGTGCTGATACCATACATCCGCTAACTCCGCAAAATCGTTTATCTGAAGATTCCAAATGTCCTTTATATTTGTGACCAGTTTGTTTTTGTAACTCGTCTTGCCTTTCTTCCAACCAACCATACAAGGTTCGTATGCCCTGTGAAATAATTGTCCCCTTGACAACACCAGTCCATTCTTCACCCAAATGATTATCTGACTTATATGCCAACCCCCCCCATCAGTGCTTCCCTATTAAAATGCT